GGTAGTACGACAAATCTTCCCCGACTCTCCTAGAATCTTTTCTGTTACTTCCTTTGAAAGGAAATACTTCTGGTCTGGTTCTGGTTCTAAGATGTCCGATAATGAAACATCTTTCTCTATTTTGTGGTACTCCGAAATCTTTGCTGTTAAGCACTTGCCATTGACAGTCATACCCCAAGTCTGAAAGTGTCTGGAGCATGGTACTAAAGATTTCACCTTTCCATTTACCACTCGAAAGAACTCCTTTGACTTGCTCAAGAAAGAGAATGTCAGGTTTTTTAAATTCCACGATTTTACAAAAGTGGATAAACAAATCTCCTCCGACATCTTTTTGATCAAAGGGATTTTTTGTCCTTTTTCCAGCGATAGAGAATGCAGGACAGGGTAAACCTGCACAGGCAATCTCGAAATCTGGCAACTTATCTGCATTTTCTGCGATTTTTCTGATGTCTCCATAATTTCCTCCTTTATTGTTATATTTTTCATTTAGTAGGTTGCTCCACTTATCTATTTCAGCGTGTCCTACTTGTTCATGTCCTGCTTGTCTCATACCTTCACCAAACAGGTCTAATCCTGATGCAAACGAAAAGAATTTCATACTTCCCCCTTTATATAGTTACCCTTAATTAAGTATTCTATCATGACCACTCCTCTACATATACTGAGGTATCTCTACCAGTTTCTAGAAATTCCTCAGCTTCATCTAAATCTGCTACTTCAATGTAGTATTCTTTCATATTACTACGGACATAGGTGAGTGCATCATCTAAAGACATGTTATCTACATATTCATCAATTGCTTTTTCTATTTCTTCTATTGCCATTTTAGTTCTCCTTTTCCATTAATTTAACTTCAAGTACATGAACCATTGATCTTAAATCAGAGAGTTGTCCTATAATTCCATGATGTTGATCAAATATTTCATAATGTATATCATCTTCAAAAGACTTTTGAAAATTTTCTAATTTTTCTAGTCTTTTAATTAGTTGTCTTATTAGTGTTTCACTTGGAATATTTAAATTTTTCCATTTCATAATTTCCTCCTTTATAAAAAATGCAGCTTTTTTTAAGTTATCTTAATCCTGACCAATTTAAATCAGGGTCATTGTACATATCAAATTGTTTAGAGTCTTTTCTAAACAATCTTTCATCATCAACATCATCATCTGATGAATCGTAACGTAAATATTTTCTCACTTTTATGTTATCGTAGAGAAAAAATAATAGGTTATCTATTAGGTCTACATTGCCACTAAATAAATCTGTTTCATTATCGATCTCCATCAACTGTCCTAGTGTTAGAGATTGAACTTTTGAGCAATGTAATGGATTAGCAGGGTTTTTTGCCCACTCCTCCTCAAAATCAATATTTACATGATTTTTTCTATTGTACTTAGTTTTTACTTTATGGATTTGACAACCCATATTTAATAGCCCTTTTGTTTTTGTTTTTTTCATAATCTCCTTTACATAATTTAAGTTGTTTTTTACCCACCCTACCCCGAACTACTGTTCTCGCACAGATTTTAACAATTAATGAGTATATACATACACATCAAACTTAATTGCCTCTTTTTTGATGTTGTGGTCTGGATGGTGAGATCTTACACCTCGCCATCGAGTTCTAACAGTTACCTTTTCATTTTTAAAGAATTTTCTGATTTGCTTTCTAACTTGTATCAGATTCTCTTCAGAAAATGGAATTGCTTTTAATATTGCTCTATAGCCTGTTGACTTTTTCAAGGCATTAAAAATCATGTCTCTGATTTCGTAATTATTCATTTGTTTTTCGTTTAACTGTGCTAATGTTTTCATTTTGTCCTCTTTTGATTGAATTAAAAAAATAGTTAAAGTGACCATCACCTTAACCTTTACCACCCGTGAGGTTCTCCCCAATGGGCTATAATAACCGATGTCCAAATAATCAACATCAGATGTTTAATAATGAAAGCTTCTATCATTTTAAATTTTATTTTCTAAAGTTAGTTTAATTATGGCTTTGCCATATCTTCTCAAAGCCTTATTGTATAGCTTAGGATAACCAGTTGATTTGAAACTGGAATGGTTTATACAATGTTTATGTTCAAACTTTTCTATTTTCACATTTGAGATTGCATTAGAAAGTGACCGATTTATTTTTTTGTATTCCATTTAATCCTCCTATTTTTTTAGATTTTTGTCAAGTTTTTATTTTAATGAGCTTTATATATTACATTAAAAACTGATTTATTCCAACATTGTCTGCACTCCTTACATTCACCTTTCTGCTTAGATGCAGGACAAGTCCAAGTATCCTTTTTGCTTGCTCCCGATACATTCAAGCCATACTTTTTAGCCATTGTTTCAGGTGCTTTTTTATCAAATTTCATTGCTGAAAGTCTAATAGTTAAATTCTTAGGTATTTTTAATCCTCTTTTAATTGCTTGGCTTACAATTTCAGTTTCCCTAGTTGGCAACCAATGCTTAGTTTTTGGAGTTTTTTCTGCAACCTTTACTATCATATGTAAATGTCTAACATTTTGTAAATCGCCAGAATCATGCCATCTAAAATATTTCAATCCTTTTTCTTTACCTTCTTTTTTTATTGTTTTATTATTCATTAAGAATGCCATTGATTCTATCCAATTTGGATTGTTTAAAGCTTTTAACCTTCTAAGCATTGCATCTTGTACATTGTCAAAAATATATCTTCCTTTTTTCGCATAGCATTCTGAACAAATGCTATTTTCAACTTTACTTAATTTACTCCCTACGTTGCATTTATCGGCAGGAAGTGAAATACCGAATGTAGGCATTTTAGAAGGTTCAGATAATCCACCTACGTTTTTTAAAGCTTCTTTTATATTCATATATCCTCTTTAGTATTGATTAGATAAAAAAAGAGCCATATAAGCAAACCTGAGACTTATATGGCTATATATAAATTTAGTTAGTTTTTAAAAATCCTTTCAAATGGTTTAAACTCTTCTAAAGATCTTGGAAAACTAAAATTATCTAAAAAATATTGCATTTCGACTGTATCACTCCATATTGAAAAATCATCTATAGAAAAATCCTGTGTTCCCATCAATTCAATATCATTATTCATTGAATCAATTAAAATCGGTTGACCATTAAATATAGTAGCTTGGTTTTTCATGCCGTAATAATGATATTGCAAAGCCTTTTCCAGATTTGTCATATTATCCTCTTTTAGTTATAAAGTTATTAATATTAGTTTAATCCAATTAAAATTGTAGCTAATATAGAAGCACTACAAGTACCAATCAAAAGATATCTATACCACATAGGATTTCTTGTCGGATGATTCCATTCTGTCTTAAACTCATTCCATTTAATAGAAACATAATTTTTAAAAGATTTTTCTATAATCCCAGTTTTAAAATCTTTTGTAGTTGGTTTTATTAAGCCTCTTTTGATATTTTCCTTTCTCACTTCCTCTTTTGTAAATACCTTGCACTCTCCATTTTGTTTATTAAAAAAAGAATCACTTTTTCTTTTAGGATCGTTTTTAAAACTTTGATATGCTCTAACATTTAAGCACTCAGGTCTATAGTCTGAGCCTAAAACGTGGTTGTCATCTTTCCAGACTTCACTTGTTTTGTAATTTAATGAATAAGTCATATTATCCTCTTTTAGTTAAAAGTTAAATTGTTTAGTAGCCAGCGATTGCCGACTGTCACTAAAGATACAGAATTTTTTAAAGAATGTCAAGAAAAAAAATAAAAAAATTCAAATATCATTAAAATAAATGAATACAATGTCTGTGCCAAATAAAAAACAAATAGATAAAAAAGAAAAGAGAAAGAAAAAAATCTTTGGACAATCTCGGAAAAATTTAAAAAGAATATGAGTAAAAAAAATCTCAAAAAATCTAATAAGAATCTTGTGAGAATTTCCAGAGATTCTGTGTACGAAATTTTGATTTTTTCCGAGCTTCTAAAATATGGTTTGTGCGATTTAAATGGGGGAAGTTGCCGAATTAGTATCGATTACACCCTTTCAGATTTTTTCTAGAAATATTTTACATCCAAGTAGAAACATTAGAATCTTTTAACTTCTTATCAAATACTCCATTAATAAATATCTCAAGTTCTTTATCAAAAAGTTCAGACTTTCTAGTTTTTATCTCTATCTCGGCATCCGCTGCCATGAAATCTACCCAATATTGAACTGCCATCTGGAGAGCATCTAGTCTATCGTCATGGATTAAAGATCCTTTATCCTTTGTAATCCTTGTCATTTGATGAAAGAGCATATAGCGACTCTGAGATTCAACAGGATATTCTTGTACAGTTCTATAATCTTCTTCTATAACTTTCGGATCAACCACAAGTCTATGCTGATTCATAACAGGCTCAAGAGTATCTACAATTCTTTTTTCTTTTTGGACATTACTTCTTATTTCCTCTATGGTTACATTGTGAATTTTCCGAAGAACTGGTTTAAGGAGTTCCATAAACATCCCATCACCGAAGTTAGATTCAATAAGTACAAGGTTTACGTTATTTCTTTTAGCAATAACTGAGAGAGTTCTGAGATTTGTGTCTTTGTATCCTCCTCTAAGTCCTCCACATTCAGCTAAATATAAGTAGCCATTAAGCATTTTAACTACTGCATATCCAGTTTCGTCTTTTCCTCTTCCACTTGGGTCAATAGAGAGAACTGAACCAGAATATTCAATCCAATCTCCAAGTTTTGTTTCTGGTGAATAAAAGAAATCTCCCGGTAAACCTACATTAGGAAGATCCGATAGTTTATTTCTAGGATCTCTGGTCCACACAGGTTTCTCAGGAGCTTTAGTAGAATCTACACCCATTACAATAAGATCAGATAGTTTTAATGGGTATTTATCTGCATCTGATAGAGAGGTATCTAACTGGAATTGGAGTGCGAATCCTGATTTTCCATAAGAAAGTTCTCTTTCCAGTAAGTCCTCGGCATCGAAGCGTAATGGATCAGTAGGATCTCCAATAGTATAGCCACGATCAAGCCTATCTTGAATAAACGGACTAAGTTTATTGGAATACCTAAGAACTTGTTTTTCGTCTGGGTATCTACTGGGCCAGATTCTAACTTCATAACCTCTTTCAGGAAGTGTTTCATAAAGACTCATTTCTGTTTGAGGAGTACCAAGATAGACTATAGAGCCATCTGGTTTCAAAACAGCATCAAATTCCTTAACTGCTTCTGAAAGTTTATCTCGCATTGTCTGAGTCATTGAATTATTTGGAACTTCAACGTCATCAGCAACAATTATATCAGCACGAGATCCAGATAGTTGTCCTGTTATTCCTACGGACTTAACACTAGGGGAATGACTTGCTTGGCATGGTCCTACATCAAAAGCTACTTTACTTTGACGTTGACCTTCTCGTGATTTAAGATGGTGAAGAATAGGTAATTCGTTTATTAATCTTTGTGTAAAGGTTGAAAAGTCATCAGACCTGACTTTAGAAGCTGAAACAACCAAGACTTTAGTTTCAGAATTAAGAAGTAACTTCCAACAAACAAATGCAGAAGTTATATAAGATTTTCCAACTCCACGAAATGCTTCAATGACTGCTCTCTTGGGAGCATTTTGTAAATAGTCAGCAATATCGTATTGAACAGGAGTAGGATTTGGTAGTGAAAGATGTTCCCAAACAAGAAAAACAAAGTTCCTAAAGTCCATTAAGGGATTTTCAGGAGTTTTTTTCTTTAATTTAGGCATAAAAACTGTTTTTAGCTGTCAGGAGTCTCAGAACTCTCTGTATTAAAAGGAAAGGGTTTAGAGATATAAACACATTAACACATCTCTAAACATTAATTTAAAGGGTAATTTGAGAATCTTTTTTTCTTAAACTTTGAAAGAATTGAATGAATTTTTATCTTCAGAGTTAAATGGCATACTTTTCATAAGTTCCTCAAGAGAATTACCATCTGTAGGTACACATGATATATTATTATCTTTTAGAAATTTTACAGCTACTGCTAAGTCTGCTGGTTTTGCTTCACCAGATTTAATTTTAGTAAGTAACTCTTCGGTAACTGCATCAAAGAGAGAATTTAATTTATCTGTTTCTTCCATCACATTTCTTATTATTGTAAGGTGAAAATATTTCTACACATTGCCAAAATGCAACTTTACTATTGTAACTACTATACCAGTATCCTAAATCTGTTTTAACTGAACAAGAGGACAATAAGAGTAGTACAAGGCTTATCTTTAATAACTCCATACCCAAGGTCTGTTGTCTGCTTCTATTGTGTCCAAGTGTATGAATCTAGAACTATGTTTTCCTTTTTGACTAATTCCAATTCCCTTCCATACCTTTGAACGTATCATAGCAAAGCTCAGAAGTTCCCAAGCATCCTTTCCAGAACATTTTATATCTATAGCTTTCCCGGTAGTGTGAGGTCCTGTATTTCCTGTAGAGCTAACCTTACTATTATATTCAGGACAGCGATATGCTGAACTTAATTTAAGAGGTTTTCCAATAGCTTCTCTGAGGTTTTGTAAGGCATCTACAGTTTCCTGAGTCATCTCATTTTTTCCACAACAAGAACAGGAAAGTTCTTTATTACTAAAATTCTTACTTGATATACCCATAATTCCTTTTGTAGTCATTAATAGCGGCTTTTATTGCATCTTCTGCTAAAACAGAACAATGAATTTTTACTGGAGGAAGTGAAAGCTCCTTGACAATTTCTGTATTCTGGATAGACATTGCTTCATCGATACTTTTCCCTTTAACCCATTCTGTTGCAAGACTAGAACTTGCAATTGCAGATCCACAGCCAAATGTTTTGAACTTGGCATCTGTTATCTCTTTAGTTTTTGGGTCTACTTTAATTTGAAGTTTCATTACATCACCACATTCAGGTGCTCCAACTAAACCTGTCCCAACATTGGCATCACTTTTATCTAAGCTGCCTACATTTTTAGGTTTATTATAGTGATCTACAACCTGTTCGCTATAAGCCATAATTTATGTATCTATCTTAGGTTGTAAGGTTGGTAAAGGACATGTCTTTCTCATTGCCAACCCTAGTTTCTTGAGTTGTGCTTTAGTAAGACTCTTAACTTGATCTGGTGTATACTTTTGTCTCATATGATCTGAGTAGCAGTCACAAAGGAATGCTCTTATTTGTTCTGGCATTGATGGCATTATTATACGAAACTCTGCAGCACATGAATACCACATTTCTCTAACTTCTTGAGTATTAAATTTAAGTTCTTCACCTTTTGCTCTTATGGCAAATGTAAGCATTGCCCACAAAAAAGAACATGCTAACAGAAAATGTATAGTATGTTTTCCCATATATCCTTTTACATTTGTTTTTTATAGGCTTCTAGAATTTGATCGTCTATATCATTTTTTGTGGATTTCACGAGTCTCTCTAGGAGAATCAAAATAACCTGTTTTAGGAGCTTCTCTGATAGCATTGACATACAGAGAGTCTTAACTGTTCCTGAAATTACTGGAGCTAGTAGTCCAATCATATTATCCCTTTCTTACATTCATTAATTCTAGTTGTTTAGCTTGTTCTATTTCTCTTTCTATATTCTCTAGTCTTGCACTTACTCCTTCCATATGACCAGAGCACTTTGTACTTATTTCTACAAACTTATCAAAGTTTTCTTTTTGACTTATACGATTAGCTTTATCTGTTTTATAAGTCCATAGAAAAAGAATTACTATTATAGCTCCTGCGAATCCCTGATCTAGTATAATAGAGATTACATCATCTATTGCAGTTTCTGCTGAAGAAGATGCTTGTGGTGCATGAGCAGGATGAGGATTTTGAGTTATGGCGTAGTAATCAGTAAGAGGAGGTTCACTAACTGCTATTCCTGCACATATTAATCCTAATCCTATTAAAATATATTTTATTTTATTCATCTTTTCCTATTATATGTGCTTTTAAATTTAATAATTGCTTATCTACTGTTGAATCAGATTCAGGTAATATCCATTTAACTTCATCTATTTCAGAATGGTTTTTGAATTTAAAATCAGGAGTAAATTCGACTTCTAATCCTGATTCTAGAGTTAAATCAATCTTCATGGTTTTACGGGCCAGTTAATGTTATCTGGATCAGAGTTATCTGAAGGTACATCTCTCAGAGCATCTCTGTATTTTTTCATATCGTTACTTAATGTATTATCTGATAAGGCTAAGTAATCTGTTTCAGCTAACTTCCTGTTTCTTTCTGATCTAACATTAGCCCACTTATCAGCTAAAATTCTTTCATCTTTAGCAGTATCATCTCCAACAAAGTGAGAAGACTTATACTGTTTGGGAGAGAAACTTTTTCCGTCTATATCCTTTATTTCTTCTGCATTTCTTTTGGAAGCATAGACTTTAATATTGTAAGTAATCCCATTTGGAGTATTTACTACATAAGAGTCTAACTCAGATAACCTCATAGAAACATTCTCATCTTGAATTTCTATGATTGTGAAATCTTCAGAAGGATATGTAACTTTTGGAGGATCACCAGAGGTAATCGTTTCGATCCATGACCAATATTCTGGCTTTGTCATTCCTTTTGATTT